GAAAAAGAAGGAAAGCGTGATACTAAAAAAAAAAGAATTACCACGATTAGCTGGATTCCTTTCAAAGCGCTGCCCGACATGTATAGAATTATTGAACGAACCATGAACCAAGTAAATGGCAACCATTTTGGTTATGAAGGAATGCAACTCACAGAGCCTGCACAATTTACCGAATATCCTAAAGGGGGATTTTATGACTGGCATATGGATGCTGATGTGAATTGTATGAATGAACCCCCCGTTCGAAAAATATCCATGACCATTCTGCTTTCTCCCCAGCATGAATTTGAAGGAGGAGATTTAGAATTTATGAGTGAAGGTAATAAACCTCCTCAACTCTTACAAGGACAAGCTATTTTCTTTTGTAGTTGGATTCGGCACCGGGTTGCTAAAGTCAAGAAAGGGACTCGACGCTCGTTAGTGATGTGGTTCGGAGGACCGCCGTTTAAATGAACCGAGAAATTTTATTCCCGACTCCCATTTATATGAAAATGGTTAAGGATCCTAAAAAATTAAATAAGTATTTATATCCTCTCATTACAGCCTGGAGTAAAAAAGATAAGAGTGAAACCAAAACCAATGCGGGCGGCGGCTGGCACAGTCCCACCGATATGAATTTTAAAAAAGAGTATCAACCTTTAGTCGATGAACTTTTCGCCATGCAAAAAGAAATATATAAAGACTATGGAATGCAACCGAAGCCTGGTTTAGGAAACATGTGGGCGAACATTAATTATCCAGGATCTTATAACAAACAACATATCCATCCTAACTCTCAATGGTCAGGTGTCTACTATATAAAAGTTCCTGAAAACTCTGGAAGATTATTTGTCGAAGACCCAAGACCTGGCCCCAATATTATACTTCCTAGACGTGTGGAAGGAATACCCAGAGCTCTTTGGCGTGTGGTCATTTATCCTGCGATTGAAGGACAGATGATTATGTTTCCAGCATGGTTAACGCATGGGGTAGAACTCAATGCGTCTAAAGAAAAAGGAGAAAAGGGTTGGCGCGTGTCGGTTTCTTTTAATTTTATTCAAGTGAATAAAGAGGGAAAGGTAGGATGAGTTTTAAAACAAAAAAGTATCAAGTCATACGTGGAGCGCTTTCCAAAGAGCTCGCTAATTTTATTTTTAATTATATGATGCTACAGCGAGATGCGGTGGATTTTATGATGAAACATCAAAAAGTAAATCCTTATAATCCTTTTATCGGAACACGAACAGATAAACAGGTACCAGGATGTTATACTAAGTATGCAGACTGGGTGATGGAAACCTTACTCATGTATATGATCCCCATTATGAAAGCCAAGACAGGATTAGAACTGATTCCAACTTATACCTACACCCGACTTTACGAAAAAGGAAATATTTTAAAACGACATAAGGACCGACCGAGCTGTGAAGTTTCAACCACTCTACATCTAGGAGGAGACGAATGGCCTATTTTTCTGGATCCTACCGGAGGTGACTTTGTTATTGATGAATTTAAAGAGATTCATAAACCTAATGCTCCTAAAGGAGTTCGAGTTGATTTAAAAATAGGAGACATGCTGATTTATTCAGGCTGCGACCTCGAGCACTGGCGAGAACCTTTTCAAGGCAACGTCTGCTCTCAAGTTTTTCTACATTATAATCATGCCAATGGTCCGTTTGCCAAAACAAATTTCTTGGACAAGCGACCTATGCTAGGCATTCCTAAGTAATGGCTTTAGTTCGTGTCACCTTAGGCGGAAAACGTCTGGGGTATGTGAGGAATAATAAAGCAGGATCCACCACCATCATTAATTATCTCGGCCAGCTGTTATGGAATGAAAAACCAACCTGGTATAGTGGTACGAACGTTCAAGACTATTGTGGTGAAGATTCCTACATTGGACGTGAGAAAGGTTTTGAAGCCTATCATAAAGAACTCAAAGCATGTGAGATTCGTATTGCTGTTTACCGGGATCCTATTGATAAGATTATCAGTGGTTTTTATTATTGTCAGGAACAATATCCTCACCTTAATAACCTAGATTATTTTCTAGATTCCTATCAAGAACAGTTAAAGAATAATTACATTAGAGTCCATTGCCGAACCAACACGGATATGCTTGGTTCTGATCCATCGATCTATACCCATGTTTGGAATATGAATGAGATTGATTCTAAACTCTTACCATTTTTGGAACAACTGGGAGAAAAAAAGATACAGAAAACAAGGCTCAGGGAACATCCCATACGCACGATTACTGAAGCACAAGAAGCAAAAGCTAGAAAAGTCATGGCTATTGACTATAAAAACGGATGGTATAAGGGGTCAACAATCTATACACAACACTCTTAATATATTAAACTATCCCTATGCTTAGAAAAGTGAATTTTGTCCCAGGTTTTAATAAACAATTAACACCTTCTGGTGTAGAGGCTGGCTGGGTAGGTGGAGATTATACCCGTTTTCGTTACGGCATGCCTGAAAAAATTGGAGGCTGGGAAGAAACCCAAGCTAATACCTTACCTGGCGCAGGCCGAAAAATATTTGGTTGGTTTGATACTCAAGGAAATCGATGGATTGCAGTAGGCACCAATAAGATTTTAGCCGTCTGGTTTGAAGGCGAGTTTTATGATGTTACTCCTTTAGATTCATCATTGGATCAATCGGGAGTGACTTTAACTACTACTAATGGCACTACCACAGCGACTCTTACTTTTGGATCAGCTACTGATTTATCAATTGGTATGACTGTCATGTTGGAGAGTGTATCATTACCTGGTTCAGGAACCAGTCTTACCGTAGCAGAATTAGAAGGTAAAAAATTTGAAGTCTTAACTACTCCCACAGCTGATACCATTACTATTACTTTACCCTCTAGCGAAACAGGTGCTGGAATCACGACTCTCGGTTCAATGACTGTAAAACCTTATTATCGAATTGGTAATCCTACTCAAACTTATGGATATGGTTGGGGAACAAGTGCCTGGGGTAACGGAGGTTGGGGAGATGCTTCAACTTCTACTCAAGTTATTTTACAACCTGGTCAATGGCAATTGGATAACTTTGGTTCTTTACTTTTAGCAACTATTCGAGGAGGAAAAACATTTCAATGGGATCCTGAAAATGTAGACGTCCCTACCGCTGTTGCTACACGAGCCACGGTTGTCACCAGTGCACCCACCACTTCGGAAACTATGCTTGTTTCTGAAAAAGATAGACACGTTATTTTATTAGGTACCGAAACAACGATTGGTACTGCAAGCACACAAGACAAAATGTTTATAAGATTTTCCGATCAGGAAGATCGAAATGATTGGGTTCCAACCTCTACGAATACAGCAGGATTCATGAGACTCTCTACTGGTTCAGAAATTAGAGCCGCTATTCAAGGTCGAGATTATATTTTCGTATTAACCGATAAGGCTGCCTATGTGATGCAATTTGTAGGACCTCCTTTTACTTTCTCAGTAAGGCAGGTGGGTACCAATTGTGGATGTATTGGTCATAATGCTGTAGCGTTCGCTAATGGACGAGTCTTCTGGATGGGAGATGCTGGAGGCTTCTTTATGTTTGACGGTACCGTTAAAAATTTAACTTGTAATGTAGAAGATTATATCTTTGACGATATTAATTATACTTCAGGGCAGATTGTAGCTGCAGGAGTTAACAACTTATATAGTGAAATTACTTGGTTCTATCCAACATCTAGTAGTCAAGTCATTGATCGCTACACTTCTTATAATTTTGCTGAAAGTCCTCAGATAGCAGGAGGAGTTTGGACGACAGGAAGTTTAGCAAGAACTGGATGGATTGATGCAGATGTTCATCCTGATCCTTATGCTACAGAATATTTAACTTCTTCAAACACATCTGATACTCCTTTAATCTATGGAAACAGTGAAGGTATTACTAAAATGTATGCTCAAGAAAAAGGAAACAATGCAGTAGATTCCGCTGGAGCTTCCACTGCTGTAGCAGCTTATATTCAATCAGGAGATTTTGACTTAGATGTAGATGGTGACGGAGAATATATTATGAAAATTAGAAGATTCATTCCTGATTTTAAAGTCTTGACCGGCACAGCAAAACTTTCTTTAAATTTAAAAGATTATCCTGCAGATAGTGAAACTGCTTCAGGTTTAAGTCCTATTTCTATTACTTCTGCCACAACTAAAGTGGATGTTAGAGCTCGGGCAAGACTTATAAATTTAAAAGTAGAAAACGATGCGGTTAATGAAACCTGGCGCTTTGGAACTTTCAGAGCGGATATTCAACCTGATGGAAGAAGATAATGGCTAAAGTAACTGTAACTTTTCAAGAACCGACTGATGAGTATGAAGCATCTAATCAACGTATGATGAAGTTTAAATTAGAAGAGCTTAAGACAGAGCTTAATACTTCATATCAACGAACGATTGAAAACGATACACAAGCCTTTCAATGGTTTAATATGAATTATGGCTAGAAAGAGACCGATATTTGGTGTATCTAATTATAAAAAACGTACTCAAAGAAAAAGACCTGGGCGCCATGCTAAAAAATATTCAAAGCGTTGCCCCAGACGTAAACCTTCGCGGGGACAAGGAACTTAATGGCAATACAATATAAAAATCAACCCTTTGATTTAACCACTGATGTTATGACTACGGTTTTAACGATGGATGTGAGTTCGCGAGCTATTCTTCAAAATATCCAAGCGGAAAATACAAGTACGGGAACAGTAACAGTCGTCTCAGCGGTCTTGGATTCTTCAGCGTCTGCGACAACACAAATAGGCACCATTCAGATGAGTACTTTAACTACTCAAAATCTAGCTAAAGGGCCTGTTGTTTTAGAAGAACAAGATGCCTTGAAAATAAAAGGAGGAACTGCTAATGTCATCAAAGGATTAGTTTCCTACGCTTTAATAACAGGAGACCAAGGAACAGCATAATGATAAAAACACTACCGGCGAAAGCCAAAGAAATCGTTAAAAATAAACGTACTGGAAAAGTCTATGCATCCAAAGCCGAGTTTGATGCGGATGTAGCAGATGCTAACACGGATACGAAAGCAGAAGATTTTAGACAGGATTTAGAAATAACAGTTGCATCTTTAGAAGTATTTGGTAAAACCAATTAATGCAACCCTATGGAGGAACCGAAATTCAATTCGATTACCTTCGTAAATACGTCAGTAAAAACCTTCTAGATCTAGTTCAAATTACTACTTCGGTTCCCGAAAAAGAACCTCTTCATCCTTTGCGCCCTAATATTCTATGGATTAAAAATTCATACGATCAACCAAATGTTGCCCCCTGGTTTCATAAAAAAGAAAACCATAAAAAGTATGATTGGTATGTTTTTAATTCTCACTGGACTTATGAAAAATTTAGATACTTTTTTAATGTTCCTGATACCCGCTCTGTTATTATAAAGAATGGCGTTGACTATGATGAACTTAAACTCAAAACCGACTTCACTTATAAAGCTCCTTTAAAATTAGTTTATTTTTCTACGCCGTGGCGAGGACTGGATGTTCTTTTGGATGCTATGGAACTGATTCAAGAAGAAAAAGATATTACCTTAGATGTTTATTCTAGTACCATTATTTATGGGGATGAATTTCATCGAGACAATGAGCCTAAATTTCTTAAACTCTATGAACGAGCGGGCAATTTAAAGAACGTCAACTATAAAGGTTACTGTCGACATGATGAGTTGGTAGGAAAATTAAAAGACTATGATGTTAGTGTTCATCCTTCTACCTTTGAAGAGACTTTTTGTATTTCAGCTATGGAAGCTTTAGCCACAGGCTGTATGCTAATTACCACGAATCTCGGAGCTATTCCCGAGACATGCGCAGAGTTTCCTATTTATATCCCTTATTCGGCCAATAAACCTTATTTAGCTGCCCAAACTGCTGAAACTATCAAGAATGCCAAGACTATTCTCAGCATTAATGACCCCAGTCATAACTTGAAATTTCAGCAAGAATATTATAAAAACTATTACGATTGGAAAGTGATTGGAGCTTTTTGGAATCGCTTTTTAAGAGGAGCTATTTATGCCAGACGAAAAGAAAAAAATCTCTGAAGACCCAAAAGCTAAAAAGCTAGAAGCTATTAAGAAATCTAAGGGTTTGTATGTATGCACACCTATTCATTCAGATGTGTGTCTACATTATATGAAATCTTGTTTAGATCTACAAAAGGAATGCTTGCTTAATAATACTAATATTACTTTTCAGCTAATGAAAAGTAGTCTGGTAACTCAAGGACGAAATTTATGTGTTGCTACCTTTCTAGACTCTAATGCTCATCAAATGTGTTTCATTGATGCGGATGTTTCCTTCTCTGTTCGTTCTATTTTTAGACTTTATGAATGTCCTTATGAAGTATCTTTAATTGTCTATCCTATGAAAACGGTTGATCCAGACAAGTTTAGAAAGGATGATATTAGAAGACCCAGCGATCATCCCGATACGAAAGGTTATATGTTTCCTGTGCATCTTCCCGACATTAATGAAATTCCTATGGATAATGGCTTCATTCAAGTAGATCGGGGACCTGCGGGTTGTCTAATGATTAAGCGTACTGCTTTAGAGAAATTAAAAGAAGCCTACCCTCAACTCACCGTAAAGCAGAAGACATTAGTCAATGGGAGAATGATAGATCGTCCTAATTATTATAATTTCTTTGATACTTACTATAATGTAGATACTAAACAGTATTTAGGAGAAGACTTTAATTTCTGTAAGCTCTGGACTGATATTGGAGGTAAAATATATGCCTTAGCTGATGAAGAAATCTCTCATGTAGGCGAAAAACTGTATCGCGGAAAACTTCTTCAAGAGTTTATCAAAACCACTCCTGCGTCGCTACCAGCTGAAAAAGACGAAAAAACGAGCTCCTAATTTTAGAGAATTCAAACTTTTCATCCCACTATCTCCCACACCCCCTAATCC